GCCACCCGAATATTCGCAACATATTACGCAAATGTTTTCTAGGATCTTGCAAGCCAAACCAAAGGATAATAAAGATGATAATTCCTGAAACTTTAGAAAAGCACGATCATGTAGTGTTAGGAAATGCTTTATACTTTACTGATTTATCAAATCAGATTTATCATAATGGTCCAGGAGTTTCTTCATCCACAATAAGACGTTTTGGAGTTTCACAACTCCATGCTTTAAATGAAGAGATAGAAGATACTCCGGCTTTAAGATTTGGATCAGCAGCACATTCTTTAATAGTTGAAGGAGAGTCGCAGTTCGTAAAAGACGTTGCTTGTTTAGTAGGCTCGCCCTATACAAATGCAAATAAAGACCTACGAGCAGAATACACCCAAAGAGGACTTACCGTTATAACAAATACGGAAAAAGAAACTATATATAATATGAAAAATAGTTTGATACCTGAAGCAGATAAACTACTACACCCTTCAGAAAATGAATATCCTGATTGTTTTAATTATCCATACGAGAGAGCTTTGTATTGGGAAGAAAACGGATTACTGTGCAAAGTAAAAGCAGATGTCATACGCTTTCCAGTCTCTCAGCCACACGACTCTAAAACTATAGACATAATAGACTACAAAACTACGCAAAGCGTAGAGCCTAAGTCTTTTTTAAATTCTGTTAAAAAATACCAATATGATCTTCAAGCAGCTTGGTATAAAAAAGCTTTCGAGCAAGCAGGATTTAATGTTAATAATTTTTTATTTGTCGCCCAAGAAAAAAAGCCACCCTATGCAAGTAAAATTTTTAAAATGAAAAAAAATGATTTAGAAGCAGGTTGGTTAGAACTTGATAGACTTATAAACGAATACAAGCACGTAGTTGGAGGCAAAAGCCTACCATCAACTTACAACACACCTGATTTGGTAGAAATTGAGCTATGACGGAAAAAAACGACGCTCTAATTTCGCTTCTAACGGCCGTTTTTAATGTGAGGCATACTAAAGTACCCCCTAAATTTTATAAAAATGACAGTAAATAACAAAAAACAAACCAAACCTAGCAAGGACAAAATAAGAAAGACCCTAATAAAATTACGTGATAATGGTATAGAGCCCAGATTAGACTTCTTAAAAGAATTCTCTATGTTTGATGATGAAACTCAGGACAATTTAATAGTGACTTTTAAAAAATATCCTGAAATGGAAGTTAGATACAAATGGACATAAAAAGCATATCAGATTTTAAAATTATGAAGTCACCTGCCGGTTACTACATAGGAAAAGATTGCCGAGTAGTATATGGTGATGAAACTATAACAGAACCATACGATAGATTTACAGATTATTACCCAACTAAAAAACCACTAGAAAAAATGTTAAAGGCAATAAATAAAAATTATGAAAAACAGTAAAGACCAAAAATTATTTGAGTGGGGGATCATCATTTGTATTGTTCTTATAGTTATAATTACCAAGTATTTAATATTTAATTGCATGATTTTATGTGGAGATTGGTACGATGGGTGAGATGAAAAATAAAAAGGAGTTATAGTGTTGCTTATGCCAAATGGAAAAGAAGGTAAATCTTTTTACTTTATAAAAAATGACGTTACCCAAAAAGATATTGATGAATTTATCAAAATCAATTTGGAGTTTATTAATACAGCTTACAAAAAAGGTGAAATTCCTTTAGAACTTAAGCTGCTTTTTGAAGATGTTTATAAAAATGAACCGACTATCGAGAATGGGGAAGTTCATTTCATTATGAATATA